CTTGAAATCGAACCATGTTCCGGGATTGAGATTTTCGAGATCAAATTTCATAACTCCCCCTGATTTTTTACCACGCGTCTGTTTTAATTACAGGCGTCAATGCTCCGACGCCCTGAATATCGTACTTTTGTGTTACAACGTCATCATGGGGCCACGTAACATTTGAAGAAGTCACTAAAGCTAACCCCTCGTAGTAGATGGCCTGATTCGGAGCCGCCGCCGGGCTTGCCTTGTATTGCACGAAAAATCTCACCCATTGATAGGAATTGACAACACCCCCCATCCAGATGTTTGTTGTCCACGTATCATCGGTTAAAGAAAAATTCCGTTCTCCGGTTCCTTTCCAATCATAGATTCCGTTTGTAAATTCACGAAATCCCGCGCTCTGGAAATTGGTGACGTCTGCTGTAGGTGCATTCCAATCAATTGACCAGTTCTTGAAACCATAGGGCGCTCCGCCAGGGGCATTTTGGTACATCAGAATCATCGGCCCAGCCACCCCACCAACAATAGCGGGCGTCCCGGTTGTTGTAATCGTTCCCGCCGATACTCCGCCTCCGGTTATTACATGCGTGGAAGCATCATTCGCAACAGAGCCAACAATCGTAATCTTCTGCGCTTCGACAAACCTTGCTACCGAAAATCCGCTCGCTGAATCCAATATACTCGCCGTAGCGGAAAAGGATATTGTATTCGCCCGTATGATTCCAAGCGCCGCATAGAACGCCCCGACTTTCCCATGTATAGGAGCCGCTGCCATTGTAATGCCTCCTTGTTACGTCAGGGTTACGCCGGGTTTACATCGACCGTAATAGTTCCGGTGAACTGGAAATTGTAATCCACTTCGACAATTCCGCCATAGCCCTGGGTAACTTTCAACCCGGTAAGGATGGCGCTCCCGGAATAATTTGCCGTCCCGGATACGGTCAGCGTAAGAGAAGCGGCGGCAGCATTAGGAACCACCGTGTTCGCGGTGTCCCAATTAGCTTTTACCGTTCCTGTTGCCTGCGCGATTCCGGGAAGAAATGTCCGGTATCCCGCCGCCGCAGCGACGAAATCAGTGGAATCAGCGGTATCGCTCGTATAATCGAACGACCATTCTTTGATACCGAGAGTAAGACCCGCAAATGTGATACTCCCGCTCTTACCGTGGATAGGTGCTGCTGCCATTGTGTTGCTCCTTTCTGTTGTGGTTCCGGGCAAACAAAAACGGGCAAGCATAGAAGGTATAGGCTCCTATACTGCCCGTTTTTGCTTCTTGATCGTGTACTTAGGGTGGCCGCCCACCGCACAGACCCGGAATGTTAATTGCGCGTTACTGCGTTATTCTATACTCCGTAATCCTCTCCGTATTCTCCCATTGTGTCATATTTACACCCGTTCGGTATACAGAACCGAAACATAGTTTTTTCATTCATTTCTTTGCAGATATTCGGGCGGTTTTCATAGTCCTTACATTTGCCATCTTCCGTGAGATTCGCACATGGAACCGGAAGTACAACTAGTTTTCCTAATCGCTTAAAATCCACCACCGTCCCGCGCAACCGGTAATATTTCTCTTCATCGGAAGTATGCATCGGGATGACAAGGAATTTACAGCACTTCCCGCCGCATTGTGCACAATCGAAATATCTCATGGCTCCCCCTATGGTGTCTTTTGAATCTGTATCCGATATTGAATTACGTATGTCCAATTTTTGAGTTCATCATTCCAATAGCATGTCTGAAATACCCTGTGCATGTCAATGAAATAATAGCCGGTGACAGTGAGCGTACACCAATCAAAAAGTGTCATGAACGCACTTGCTATTGTGTCAAGCGTTGTCGCCGACGTCGTATCGGTATAGATATTGAACTGGATGAGATATGTTTCCCCTCGCTCCGTAAAGGTATCTTCCGGGTTTCCGGAAATGTGGTGCATTACCGCATATGGCATAACATTTTTTTGTGGTGCAAATTCTCTATGAAGGCCCCCCGTACAGGCCACCGATGCCGGTGTCCACGTCGGCGTTACGCCGGTATATTTTACCATTATGGCGTCGAAGAGAACTTTCATGTGCTATCCCCATCCGTCACCTGCTTTATGGAAAGAAACGTCTTTGGATTGTTTTCATCCCGTATAGGTTCGCCGAGTATTTGTTTCAACTTCCCAATGTTCTGGTCAATCGAACGTTGCATGAAATTATCAGGGGAGGTAGAGCCTCTGTCCTGTCCTGTTTTTGTAATCCGATTTGATGTTCCAAATAAAACCAGATGGATATACCATGCTTTCTTATCCCCGGCGATTACTCGGATATATTGTCCTTTTTTATCCCGCCTTACCCGGATACTCTTTTTAAGCGCACTTGTTTTTACCGGGCATTCCGCCTTCATGGTATCGCGTACAAGGTCGCCAGCCTCATCGAGTTTCGCGGCCATATTCGCCCGGACAACCGCCATAACTTCATGATGAAAATCTTTGAATTGCCTCTCAAAGTTTATACCGGCCATTATGGTAAAAGCTCCTTTGCCCTGAGAATCATTTCTTCGCTGCGCTCATCGACGTTTATCACTTCCAGAATATTGAACGTCCGCCCGCCCCACGACACCCTGTCCTCCGGGGCAACGCCGGGCGTGTA